AATGTTTTGGTGTTTGTTAAGGGTGATGGCAAAAAAGCCGCACAAAGATGCGGCTTAGTTGAAGTGCATTTGCCTGATGGTGATTAGGCGTTGCAGATGTGTGCGTCACGACCTTGCGCGGTTATGGCATAGATCATAGTCCGGCCATCGGCTTGCAGTTGGGCGTAATGCTTGGCCTCTGCAAAGCTATTAAAAACTTTTTTAACAAACGTACCCATTACGCGATTGCCTCTGCAAGCGGTGAAATAAGCCGCGTTGTTAAAGCAGTGTTCTTCATGTGGGTTTGTAAAGTGCATATTAACCTCCGTATGCATGTTATAGTCTGAATATATGCTATGCATACGAGTAATACGAGTGAAAAAAGCATGTCAAAAACCAAAAAAAATCCGCAAACAGTAGCGGCATTTTTACAGCGCATTAGTGAGGGAAGATCACAAGCTAGCGTTTGCCGGGATGCTGATATGCCTGATTGGGCGACTGTATGGCGCTGGACTAAGCAAGATGCTGATTTTGCGGCCGCTTTCGCTGACGCGAAAGAACAGCGGGGCAATTTGTATGGGGAAAAAGTGGCGGAGATTGCACTAGCTTTATTGGCTGGCAAGTTGCCTGACAGTAATGCGGCACGGGTTGCAATGGATGGTTTAAAATGGTCGGCCGCACGCATGGCTAGTAAGAATTTTGGTGACCGGATGCAGGTGGAGCATAGCGCGCAATCAAGCTATGTGGATGCGTTAAAGGGTGTAAATGAAAAGCTAGCGGAATATGATGGGAACACAACACCGCAAGAACTACGCGCGCGCGATCCCCAAAAAATCTCCGTGCATTGAGTTTTAGGTGCGCTACCTAACACAAGTGGCGGTTTTGTGCGGGTTAGGGCGGGTTGGTGCTACTTTGGTGCTACGCCAGAAAAAAGATGGCCGAAAATCACCCCCCCCCTATCGAAATCGGAGGGGGCAGGTTTTTTTCAACCCCCCCCTTCTAAAACCGCACTAATTTAACCGACCCCCCCCTAAAAAAATGAGGCGGGCATGTTTAACGCATATGTGATTGCTTGTGCATTATTTGACCCAACGCACTGCATAAAATTTGAAAACGCACTTCACCCATTAAGAACGGAGCGCGCTTGCGAAGCCCGTGCAATGGAGATGGCAAACGATATAAATGAAATGCTTACCGATTTTAAAGCGGTGCGGTGGCAATGCTACGCGCTAGCTGGCGGCAAGTTGACATAACGGCAGTGACGCAATTCCCACATTGCGCGCGGGATTGGGGCGGGCTTGGATAACGATTTAGAAAAAACCATCATGCGGTTGCGCGATGATCCGGTTTTGTTTGTTAAAACAGTGATTGGTGCCGAACCGCAACAATGGCAAGCCGATGCATTGCGCGCTATAGCGACCAACGACAAGCTTGCGATTAAAAGCGGACATGGCGTTGGTAAAACCGCGTTTGAGGCATGGGCGGTGCTTTGGTGGCTATTAACGCGCTACCCAACAAAGATAGCCATAACGGCCAACACCGCACACCAATTAAACGATGTGCTTTGGACTGAAATAGATAAATGGGCGCGCGGCTTGCCGCAGGGCTTTAAAGATTTGCTTGAGTTTAAAAGCGATAAAATAAGCTTAAAAGGCGCAAGTGATAGCTTTGCCGTTGCCAGAACAAGCCGGCGGGAAAATCCGGAAGCGTTGCAGGGTTTCCATAGCGAAAACATGCTTTTTATATGCGAGGAAGCTTCAGGTATTCCGGACGTTGTTTTCCAAGTTGGCGAGGGTTCGCTAAGTACCCCCAAAAGTAAGGTTATTATGTGCGGGAACCCAACCCGCGCCGATGGATATTTCTACGATGCTTTCCATAGCAATCGCGCTCAATGGCATTGCATGACGGTGAGTTGTTTAGATGCGGATACAGTTAGTGAAAAATTTATTGGCGACATGGCCGCAAAATATGGTGAGGAAAGTAACGTCTTTCGCGTCCGCGTGCTTGGCGAATTTCCAACCCAATCGGATGATGTTTTGGTGCCATTACATTTGGTTGAAAGCGCGGTTACTCGCCATATTGAAATGGCGCCGGGCGCACCGGTCATTTGGGGCTTGGACGTTGCGCGATATGGCGGCGATAGAACGGCACTGGCGAAAAGGCAAGGGCAAGTTCTTATAGAGCCAATCAAAACTTGGCAAAATAAAGATTTGATGGAAATGGCCGGTATTATTTTGAGCGAGTACGAAGCCACCCGCTACATGGACCGGCCAGAAAAAATATTTATTGATAGCATTGGCATTGGCGCCGGGCTTGTTGACCGCCTAATAGAATTGGACATGCCGGCCGTTGGCATTGCGGTTAGCGAAAGCCCTAGCTTAAAAGAAAAATTTACCCGGTTGCGCGATGAATTGTTTTGGAATGCGCGCGAATGGTTTGAGGGTCGTGACGTTAGCATTTTCAACGATGAAACCTTCATAAGCGAAATAACCGCCGTGCGTTACAAATACCAAAGCACCGGCAAGCTTAAAATTGAAAGCAAGGACGAGATGAAGCGGCGCGGGCAAAGATCGCCTGACGTTGCTGATGCTTTTGTGCTTACTTTTGCGGAGCAAGGCGCTATGGCCGCGGGCCATATAAGCCGCTGGAATAGCCGCATGCCATTGCAACGGAACACAAGTTGGATTGTATGACCGATAACGTAATCGAGTTTCCGGCAACGCAAGAGTTGGATGTCGTTATAAATTTTGATGACGATAAAATTGATGAGGCGTTTTACAGCATTTGCGTAGCCATGCGGGGCTTGGCACTTGCTGGCGATGTTGAGTGGGACACTTGCGTTGAGGCTTGTATTATGGCCGCCGCGTTTGCGGCGCGTGAGGCAGATTGGCCGGCTGAAAGATTAGAGGCTTTGTTTAAAAGCATAACCGTCCAGCCGGCATAAGGTTAAATGGCTAAATTGGCAAAGTAGCCATAAACCATCTTATGCGATGAATCGTAGGTGTCATAAACCACCCCATCGCGCACCGCCGCCAAGTGCTTGGCCATGCGGGCAATGATGAAGCCGTTGTAACCTTCGGCTTCAGTAAAGTCGCTGGCATATGCTTTGCGGCCATCGAACTTTGGCGCGCTATACCAGACCCAACCGTGCCGCTTGAGGTAAGCCTCATAGCTGGCCCGGTAGATGCCCCGCCGGCAACTTTTAACGCCGGTAAGCTTGGCGTTTTCAGCCGCCAAGTCTTTATAGGCGGTTTTGTAATCAATGCCGGCGGCAATGGCTACGGCGCGCACAACGCAATCGCCTGTCTTGCCTTTATAGCCGGCATCAGCGCGGCCACCATCGGCAAAGATAAAACCATTGCCAACGGCAACGGCGTTACGGGTTGAAACTAAATTTGCCATATGCACCTCCATGCGTTGTGGCGTTTAACTATTCTTAGAATATAATGCATATATGCACTAAAGTAAAGAGATAAAATGCATAAAAATGCATAAAAAGTGAATAAATTTAGGGGTTTATGCCTATGGCAAGCAAAAAAGACCCGCGTTTGGCGCGTGTTGGGGTTAGCGGTTACAACAAACCAAAGCGCACCCCAAACCACCCAAAAAAATCGCATGTTGTTGTTGCAAAGCAAGGTGACAAAGTAAAAACCATTCGCTTTGGCCAGCAAGGCGTAACAGGCGCCGGAAGCAATCCGAAGTCGGCAAAAGATAAGGCGCGCAAGCGTTCATATTACGCGCGGCACAACGCGCAAGACCCCAACCCATCTAAGTTAAGCGCCCGGTATTGGTCGCATAAAGTTAAGTGGTAGCGGGCCTGGTAAAATAACCAACAAAATCAGAGGCTTAAATGAAAAATTGTAACTCTTGCCCGTACCCGGCGCGATGCGATGTCCGCGGGCAATGTATTAGCGGCAAAGTGCGGCCGAAAGGCGACAGCTTGCCGCAACCAAAGCCAATGGCGGTTTTAACTACCGCTGGCATGGGAACAACCGGAGTGGCCAAACCTATTATGGCCAAAGTTAAAACCAAAAAGAAAAAGGCGGCAGAATAATGGGATATGGCAAGAAAAAAGGCGGCAAGAAAAAAGGCGGCATGAAATTAGTTAATGGGAAGTATTGCTCATAATGGCCTATATGATGCGCGTTTTGCGGCGGCCGCGAAGTGAAGTTTTGGCCGCTAAACCTATCGAAGCTTTCAAAAAATGCACCGGTTGCGTCACGCCTAAATTTTGTGACAGCAACGGGCAGTGCGATGTGAAAGCTTTGCAAAAAACGAAAAGGTCGAAAAATGGCAAAGCTAAATAAGGAAGAAATCGGCCAAATTGTTGCACGCGAAATCAATGACGCGCTTAATCATTATGATAGCGAGTTTGCGGCTGATCGGTTAAAGGCGCTTGATTATTATTTAGGTGAACCGCTTGGCAACGAGATTGAGGGTAAAAGCCAAGTGGTTTCAACCGAAGTGGCTGATACCGTTGAACAGATTATGCCATCGCTTATGCGGGTGTTCACTGGCTCTGATAAATATGTGCGGTTTATGCCGCGCATGGAAGAAGATGCCGAACTGGCCGAACAAATAAGCGATTATGTAAATTACATTATAGCGCATGATAACAATGGATACCGTATTATAGACACATGGTTGCGGGATGCGCTTTTATTTAAACTTGGTGTGGTCAAATTTTATTATGATGACACAAGCACGGTTGAGGAAGCCGAATACAAAAGCATAAACGAGCAAGAACTTGCGGTGCTTTTGGATAATCCAGATGTTGAGATTATAAGCACCGAAGAAAGTGTTGTTACGGTTGATTTGCCCGATGAGCCAACCGAACAGTTTGTGCAAGGCTACAATTTAAAAGTTCGCGTTTCCAAAAAGTCCGGCAAAGTAAAAATCGAAAACGTGCCGCCGGAAGAATTTATTTTTAACCGCCGCGCCAAATCTTTAGAAGATGCCCGGTTTATTTGCCACCGCACGACAATGACCGTTAGCGATTTGGTAAGTATGGGTTATGACGAAGATGAGGTGCGGGAATTTGCTGGCACAACGCAAGTCGAACTAGAAGAAGAACGCGATGTGCGTTTTGGCGATATTGGCAGTGGTTACGAAATGGACGCCGCTGATGATAGCCAAATGCAAGTTGCAGTTTTTGACACGGTTATTTTGCTTGATGCCGATGGCGATGGCATTGCTGAACGCCGCCGTATTTTATCGATTGGCGATAGCGGTGAACACATTTTAGAAAATGAAATTACCGATTATATCCCGTTTGCAGTTATAAGCCCAATATTGATGCCGCACCGGCTTGTGGGCCGAAGCGTGTTTGATCTGACCAAAGACTTGCAAGTCATTAAGTCAACGCTGATGCGGCAATATTTGGATGCCACATACTTAACCGTAAACCCCCGCACCATAGCGGTTGAAGGCCAAGTGAATTTAGATGATTTGCTAGATGGCACGGCTGGCGGAATCGTGCGAGTGCGAAACGCCGGTGCGGTTCAAACGCTAGGCGGGCAAGGTGTTGGCGCCGAAGTGCAACCGCTAATCCGCTATCTTGACGAAGTTAAGGAACAGCGGACCGGCATGAGCAAAGCATCGCAAGGCTTGGATAGCGGTGTTTTACAAAGCACAACAGCAAGTGCCGTTGCGGCTACTGTTAAAGGCGCGGGCCAAAAGCTTGAAAGCTATTGCCGCACCATTGCCGAAACTGGCTTTCGGGATTTGTTTTTGGGTATTTTGCACTTGGTAACAAGTCATCAACAAACCGAACGCATTGTGCGGTTGCGTAACAAGTTTGTGCCAATAGACCCGCGGCAATGGGACAGCGAGTTTGATATTGTTGTAAATGTTGGTTTGGGTACGGCTGACGAAGAACAGCGCATTGCATTTTTAACGCAAATTGCACAAAAGCAAGAAGCCATTCTGCAACAGCTAGGCGCGCAAAACCCGCTTGTAACGCCGCAACAATACGCATCAACATTGCGTGAAATTGTTGAGATTGGCGGCTTTAAAGATGCTGGCAAGTTCTTTAACGACCCCAACACCGTTGGCCAAATGTTGCAACAACAACAAGCGGCCGCGGCGCAAAATCAGCAACAAAAGCCCGACCCTGAAATGGTCAAAGTCCAGCAAGACTTTGAATTACGCAAAATGAAAATAGAAGCCGAGTTGGCTTTTGAGCGTGAAAAGTTTGCCGCTGAAATGGATTTGCGGCGTGAAGAACTTGCGCTAGAGGCCGAGCTACGCACGGCCAAAGCATTAACAGACGCGCAAATAAGCGCAAACCTTCCGCGAGTGTAACATGGCGAAAAAAATTACAGCGCGCAAAAACCGCGTAATCAGAGGCCAGCCGCATAAACTGGCATACATTAATGACGCCGAAGAAGGCTTGCTTATGTCGCTTGGCGGCACTGGCGAAATAGTTGATGGCATACCGGCTTTTGTGCCGGGCTTCGGCAGTGAAAAAAGCGATGGCGCCGCACGCGATAAAGAAGCCGCCGCTGATCGTGACCGGCCCGGCCCATCAGGCCCATCAGGTGATGGGCCTAATTACGGCATATCAGGCGGGCAAGCGCAAGCCATGTTTGGCGATGCCACTATGGCCGGCATGGTGACGGCTGATGATGTTGATAAAATTTTAGATAACTCCAAACAAGCCGACAAAACCGGCACATTGCCAGAACTACTTGCACGCGCCAAACGCGGCCAACAAGCACAAGATTTGATGTTTGGAAAAAACATGTTAACAACGCTTGCAAACAAAGCGGCTTCGGCGCTTGGCCTTAACACAATAGACACGACCAAAACGGCATATAATGATTTAGCCAATCTTATTGGCATGAAGGGGTCTTATGTAAATTCGAAGGGCCAGTTGTTTGCTCCTACTGGCGGCTCCACAATGTTTGGGCCAAGTGGTTTAACGCAAGGATATTTTGGCCAAGTCAATTACACCGGCAACCCAAATCCAGATTATGACGGTCTTTATGCTGACTTAGTAAACCCGCGCGACCCTGATTTGGGTGGCGAGGGCGCCACTATGGATAAAGTCAAGCCCGCAAACCCATTAACCGGCACATGCGAACCCGGCTATACATTTGACGATGATTTGCAAGCTTGCCGGTTAGATACGGGCGGCGGCGGTGACACCACCATTGATGGCAATTTTGGTGAGTCTGGCGAAACCTATTACCGGCCAAATGCGCTTGACACGGCTGGCCAGTTCCAAACCGTTTATGCGCCTGATTACGATTACGATGCGGCGTCAAAAGCATTTACCGCACAAAAAGCTTACAACCCTGATTTTTACGAGCGCGACCCGATGCGGGTGGATGGGTTTAGGCCAATGAGCCAGTTTGGATTGCTTTCATGAGCGAAGGCAAATTACGCGAACAGATTGACCGGGCGGCGCAAGCTGAACGGTTAATGCGCGACCCAATCTTAATGGAAGCGTTTGAAAAGTTGGACGCTGAATTTTTACGCGCATGGCGCGGCACAAATGTTGACGATACGGCGGCACGGGAACGCATATACATGCTTTGCCAAAGCTTAGAAGCAGTTCGCACGCACCTTGCGGCAGTCGTCACCGATGGCAAGATTGCCAAATTAAATTTGGAAAAACTCAAATAAGGATATTTTAAAATGGCTGATAATTCTACGGAAACCAGCACTACAAATTTTTCAATTAACGATGGAATTGCTTCTTTACTGCAAGACTCCGCAAAGGAAAATCAAGCGGTCGATGAAGCGCAACCGGACGAAGCCGAAATGGTGGAAGCCGGTGATCCGGAAGTTGAGGCGGACGACACCGAAGGCGATGAGGCTGACGCCGAAGATGCTGACGATCAAGAAGCCGAAATTGATCCGGACGATGCCTCTGACGATGAGGCCGAAGATGATGCTGATCAAGAGCCCGAACTTTTTACCGTTAAAGTTGATGGTGAAGAATTTGAGGTAGACTTAGAAACGCTCAAAAGCGGCTTTATGATGCAGAGTGCTTTCACAAAGCGGTCGCAAGCATTAGCCGAAGAACGGAAAGTGCTTGAAGGCGAAATGCAAAACGCACGCGAAGCGCGTGACACCTATTTGCAAAACGCACAGCAAATTGCCCAAATACTACAAGCCCAAACCCAACAAGAACCGGATTGGGCCAGTTTGCGGGAAGAACTTGATCCGAAGGAATATGCCGATGCGATTTATTTGCATCAACAGCGCAAGGAGCAGTTGGCGCAAACAAATAATGAAATTGCCCGCATAAATGCGGAACGCGCAAAAGAGGCGCAATACAATTTCAGCAAGCACATGGAAAGCGAAAAGCAAATGATGCTTGATGCAATTCCAGAATGGCAAGATGACAAAGTGCGTAATGATGAGCGCGTACAAGTTATCGAATATGCGAAAAAATTTGGCTACACCGAGCAAGAGATTGCGCTAGCGGCTGATCACCGGGCAATCCGTGCATTACGCGATAGTTGGCTTTTAAGTAAGTTGAACAGCAAAGCCGATTTAGCAAAAAAGAAGGTTAAAGCCGCACCAAAAGTCGCAAAAGCCGGCGTTCCTAAGACCAAAGCCGAAACAGTAACTCGCAGACAACGCGAATTACGAAGCCGTTTTGATAAAGAAAGAAGCATGAGCGCGGCAATCGAACTCTTGCAAAGTCAATCTTAATGTAAAGGAGGCCCAAAGTGGCTACACATACTACCGTTACGGCAGTAGGGGAAAAAGAAACCCTTGCCGATATTATCTATAAGATCGATAGTGACGAAACACCGATCTTTTCATCAACCGCCAAAGAAACTTCCAACGGTATTTTTACCGAGTGGCAGATTCAGGAATTGGCCGCAACCGATGCTTCCAATTTTGTAGCGGAAGGCGCCGATATGTCGGATACTGGCGTAACAGCCACAACCCGGCTTGGCAACTATCATCAGATTTCACAAAAAGGTTATGTGATTTCAAAGACTTTGGAGCAGGTCGATAAAGCTGGACGCGCCAAAGAAGTCGCATATCAGCGCGTGTTGAAGGGGCTTGAGCTTCGCAGAGACATCGAAAAAATGATTGGCGATACAGATGTGGCGCGTGCCTCTGGCGCAACCCGTAAATCTGCTAGCTTGTCATGCTGGATTTCCAACGGCAGTGTTGGGGCCGGAGGCGCATTTAGTTCAGCCGATGGCAGTGATACGGTGACCGGCGGGACGGACAGAGCCTTAACTTTGGCATTGCTTGATGACGCCGTAACCGATAGCTGGACCGATGGTGGCGCGCCATCAATGTTGGTGTGTTCTGCAACCAACCGTGCCAACATCAGCGATTTGGCTCAAGCGGGT